AAATTTCAGAAAAGCACTAGATGCCTGAGCCCTGCTTTTCCAGCAAATCAAAAATATCTTCTATTTCTTCTTCGCTCAATGCAAGTTTCTGCATTGTTTCTTTTCCACTATTAACTAGTTCTCTCTCTTGCTTTATTTCTTTCTTGTCTCGGTTTCCTACCTTTTTTGACGCTTTTAGTTTGTCGATGTATTCTAAAACGTTTTCGTCTTGTAGCAAATAACCAGAAACAATGCCACGAAAGAAAGCCGCCTGGGAGATTCCATCGTGCTCCAGGCGGATCTTTAGGTCAGCATATCTTTTGTCGGTGTCGTAAAAAATGATCTTTTTACGAAGTTTGCCGTAGTCTTTACTCATTGTCCTTGTTCTCTAGGTAAGTAGAAAACTCTTGGAGAATGTTCACGGCCTTGTCCCAACACTCTGGGCAATAAAGGTTTACGACCTGTTCTGCTCGTCGCTCAACCACATGCCAAGACATAACCATTTCTCGGTCCTTCTTGTCAAATGGTTTCAGACAAGTCAGGCACTCGTCGGGCAACTTGCCAAATAGAGTCATCTTCTCCTCTAAATCTGGGTTGCCATCCTTCTTTGCCTGTTTTGCTGCTGCTCTGCGTTGTGCTCGGTTCATCCTGTGCTTCCTAAGGCTCCGTCGCCTCGGTTGCTGATGGTGATGGGATGCCAGTCATAGAGCGTGTCGTCAGAGGTTTCCAAGAAACGAACTGGAACGACGGGGATAACAACGCCCTGTGCGATCTTCTCTCCTGGTTGAATAAACCTGCCGATGCCGGTGACGTTGTGAAGGTTTACAAAAACCTCTCCGTCATAGCCAGAGTCGACAACACAAGCACCGACCATCCAGCCCTTCTTAGCAGAGTTTCCACTTCGGTTCATGATCTGCATCATGTAGCCGTGTGGGATGCCAAACTTTAGACCAGTAGAAAGAATAACGCTCTTTCCTGCCTCGATCCAAAGAGCTTGCCCGTCTGCTGGGTTGAAACAGAGGTCTAGCCCTGCGTCAGAGGGATTTGCCCGGTAGGGTCGGTGTTCGCAATGTGGAAGGCAAAAATACTCTAAAATCACTTAGTGCCTCCGCGAATAGAGTCATAGACCTTGATGAACTGCTCAATGTCGACCTCGGACTTCATCATTCGGTAAGCCTTGACGGTCATTGAGATCTCCTCGGCTGTAAGCCAGCCTTCTTCCTTGAACTCCTTTCGCAACTCGCGCTTCTGCTCCTTGTAAGGCTCCATGGCCTCCTCAATGGTGTTCAGAGCACGGATGTACTCAATCATCTTCTCGGTCTTTTCGTCACGAACTTGCTCAACAATAGCGGTATCACTTCCAAACATTTACTCTCCTCCTGTCATCTGAATTAGGTGTTCTACTGGCATAATGCCAAACTTGCGGTTCTTCTCAACGCCGTTGTCCAAGTAGACAAAGCACGGCACTGACCTTACACCATATTCTAGTGCAATGTCCCGGTGGTTGTCAACATTAATCTTTACCAATTCTACATCGCTTCTCGTCTTAAACTCTTCCAAAACTGGATTCATGCGCTTACATGGCATGCACCAGTCAGCGTAGAAATCAATCAAAACTTGTCCTTGCACGGGAATCATCTTACCTCCTCATTAGTTCGCGTAGTTTGAAGACCCCAATCTCCTTGTGCTTGCATTCGCACATCACATCTACATCCAAACCAAAGGTTTCAACTGGCTCCCAATAGGAGTCAGAGTGGGCCTGTGGCTTGATCTTTGGGTTTTTGTGCTCCACCGCTCGGCTTTGCGAGTAGTGGATAACTGGCTTTACATTACCCCATGTCGTAAAAGCAAGGTTCATCGCATCTTCTTGCGACAGATCACCTGTGCAAAATAGATGGTGGTGAACATCGTGGACAATGGGGATGCCGATGCGTTTGAAGACCAGTTCATAAAGGTCTTTTGTGGAAAACATGCTTGCCTTGTCGTCATTTTCAACGGTAAGGCGGGTTTTCACAGCATCGGACAGGCGCTCAAAGTTGCGACAGAAAGTGTCTGCTGCCTTCTCCTTATTTCCGTAGGTTGCGCCAACATGAATGTTGATCTTCGCAAATGGTGTGCGAGGCAGACCAAGAAGGTCAAAAACCTCACCATGATGCTCCAGATCCTTGATTGTGTTTAGAACAACCTGCTCGTTTGGCGAACACAGCTTGTTGAACGGACCAGGGTGCGATGTAATGCGCATCCCGTGGATCTTGGCAAGTTGACCAGCAAACGCAAGCTTCTGCTTGATCCTATGGTAGTCTGGTAGTTCTTCAAGGCTGTACTCGGACGCCCACGGAAAGAGGTTGGAGGAAAGACGAAAAAAGGAAAAACCGTTCTTCACATTCCACTTCAAGATCTTTGGTAGATCCTGGCAGTTTTGTAGTGAAATCTCGGAAGCATAAGGTAGACCCTTCTGATCGAAAGTTCTACGGATCATGCTCCGGTTTGTTGTGATTCGCTTGGCCTTCGGTTGCTCCGACAGCCCAAGGTTGATGCACGCATAGCCTAGATTCATTCTTTCCCCCAATGACTCTTATAGTATAGCACCGCTGACTGGGTTAGTCAAGCCACATTATCGGTTAAGCAGTCTTCTTGAAAAGACTCTCATTTGAAAAGATGGTTTTATTATCCATAATCACCTCTTCTGGCTGAGGAATCCTCTCAAAAATCACATAACGACCAGCATACTTTTCTGGTTTTGCACAGGCCAAGTCTTTATCATGCTCAGAAACACCGCTCTCTCCGTTATAATGGATAGCAATATGTTTCCAATCTCTTCTTGTTCCAGTTATGCCATGTAGGGAAAACTCATGAGTTTTCGAACACTTATCCCCTCCTTCCTCAATCCAACACTTTGCAGCCAATCCAACATTGGAAGTTGTGCGGCCTGTGCTATAAACATAAACACCGCCATTGTTTTTTGCATGTTGATAGTTCTTATCCTGTTGAGATTTTGCTATTCCAACATAACGATACTTAAAGTTTTTGACACTTTTCTTTTTCATAAGGCTTCCATGTGTTTGTCCGCGATGCTTTTCAGCAATTTGTTTTACCGGCATGCCATTCTTGAAATCATTGTGCATTTCAGTCCACAAGTTTAGTGAGTCCAAGTCCATTAGGATAGGAAAATCAAAAGGCGGCTTGTAGCCAGTTGGGCGAGCGGCGGATTGAATAGACGAACGGTCATTCTTATCAAAAGGCGCGTCATGCCAAATCCAAATATTATCATTACACTTTTTATCAAGTGTTGCGCCGGCGCTGTAAGACTTATCAATCAAAGCAACAGTTGGCTCATTTGTTGGTGTCTTCAAATCCTCTGCAAAATCAGCGATGTTATTGTCATGACAGTTATAAGATCTAACTTTAATGCCAAAGGACTCAATCTTTTTGGTCAGTTTAGTTCTGCTTCTCCCGGTGTAGCGAAGAACATAATAGTCACCATCAAAAGACTCTTTGTACTTGTTGAGCTTTTCATCAAACTTCTCTGTTTCTTTGGTTGGGTCAAAAGCTTCCTCAACAAGTCCGCGATTATAGTGGTCAGCCAGGGAATAATAACCATCTTCCTCGGGCAAGTAACAGACCAAGGGTTTAATGCTTTTACTATTAATCCCGTCAAGAACAACCGCTGGCGTAGCAGTAACAAGAAGTAGATGGAGCCTGTCATCTCCACTAAAATTAATACGATCAAGTGCTTTATAAAAGTTACTTAATTCGTCAGCGGTGGCAAAATCTGCTTCATCACGGATAAGCTGAATCTTTTCGGCGCCGGCTTTGAGGGCGTTCTCGATTTCTGAAATAACCCTAGAAGTCTGGGCCTTACTATTAATATTTGAGTCGTTCAGGTGGAACGCTGTTCGCCCAAGCCACTGGCCACAATCCAAAGAGCCGGTGCCAAAAGCGCCATTTTTACGAAAGTTTTTAATTCTATCGGTTTGCTGGTTTCTCAAATACGTTGATGAAAGGCCGCAATCAAAAAGGAAAGTGTTTTTTGGACTCTGTTGGATCCACTGATGACAAACTTCATTACACAGATCAGTCTTACCGTTTTGAGGCGCTGAATAAATAAGAACACAGCGGTTGTTTTGAAGAAGCGTTATAACTTCCTTTGCTTTATCAATACTTTTCTGATATGGCATATGCATTTTTAACTCCTTTAATTGAATGTGGATCCCCAACCACTCTTATAGTATAGCACCGCTGGCTGGGTTAGTCAAGCAGTTTCCACGTCTTGAACGCTCTTCCGCGAGTTGAGAAGCCCCAATCTTCATTATAGTTGGGTCGGATCATGTAGAGCTTGTTTGTAGAAATGGTGTCGCCCATTTGCAAATCAACGCCCCAACAACGGATCCTGATGTTAGCGGAGTTAGAGTCCGTGGCTTCAACAATAAGGTAGTCCTTGCCGTTCTTTGTCTTCTTTGGCACAACCTTGCGAGGAATAAGCCAGGTGACTTGGAGGTCTGGGTCGTACTCGGAAATGGGAGGAATGCCCATCGCAGTCAACTTGTCCATCGTTTCAGGCTTGACAACCCGGTTCAGCGGGAACTGGCCGGTGAGGTCAATAAGAGACTGGATCTTCTCTTCCTCGGTGAAGTCGCCTTCGGGGCGGTAAAGATCGATGTTCTCGGCAAGGTTCTTCAACTTTCGTGGACGGTCAACAGCGACAGCAGACCAGAAATGCTTGAGCCCTGTAAAGCGAGTGTCAACCAGTTCGTGCATCGCACCAGAGCGACAAAGCACATCCAGAGCCTTCTTGTTCAACTTGGAATAACGCATCTTTTCGTTGAACAGGAAGTCCTCGACCTGTTGGAACGGGCGGCCAATGAAGATCTGGTCAATAGCCGCGTCCCCAAGACCCTTGACGGAAGTTAGAGGCTGAATAAGCGTCTTGCCATCGGCAGAGATCTCCCAAACACGACCAGAAGTGTTGACATTCAGCGGAGCGATCTTGAAACCGAACTGCTTGGCAGTTGAAATAGCCTTTTCCTTGCGGGTTTCCGGCTCCTTGTCCAAGAAAGCTGCCATCCACTCTGCGGGGTAGTAGGTGAAAAGCCAAGCACACTGGTAAGAAATGATCGAATAGCAAACGGCGTGAGACTTGTTGAAGCCATAGCCAGAGAAGTATTCGAAGGTTTCCCAAAGACGCTGGGCGGTAGTCTGCTTTAGACCCTTCTCCAAGCAACCAGCAACGAACTTTCCGTGAAGAGCAGCCTTGACCTTGGCTTCCTTGCCAGTGCCCTTCTTTGTAAGAACCTTGCGAAGCATGTTGCCTTCGTCAAGAGTCAAGTCCTTGCCCAACTTGTGGGCGAGCATGGCGATTTGCTCTTGGAAAATAAGGAAGCCGTTGGTTTCCTCGGTCACTTGGCGATGATCGTCGTTGATGTACTTGACCATTCCAGGCTTGCGACGGGTCTTCACAAAGTCCTTGTCGACGTTGGCCGACAGAGGACCAGGGCGGAAGATCGAGGTAATAGCGGAAATGTCAATAATGTTGTTTGGCTTGACCCGCTTGCAGAGCGCCTGTGCGCCGCCCTCTGTGAACTGGAATGTGCCAGCCCACTTGCCCTTGTGGAAAACGTTCTTGTAAACCTTCTGATCGTCAAGATCCATCACATCAGGGTGAAGGTGCTTGTTGTAATAATCGAGAATGTCCGAGAACTCGGGGTTTTCGATTCCGTGATGGCGACGAAGGATGTGAGAGATCGCACCTTCGATCATTCGCAAGGTAGAAAGGCCAAGAAGGTCAAACTTGATGAAACCCATGGGTTCAAGGTGACGAACGTTCTGGCCCTCCGACCAAGGCGTCTGGCGAACATCCTTGGAAGAGATCAGAGGCATGTGATAGTCAAGGTCTTCCGCGATCACAACGCCGCCAGCATGACGGGAGCAAGAGCGCACCTGGCCATAGAGAGCATCGACGTGCGTGGCCACATCAGGGTACTTTCGGAGGAAAGCCTGGAGCGTGGTGGAGTATTGCTTGACCTCCTCGAAAGTTGGGGTGTAAACACCGGCCTTGATGCCGTGAGCCTTCTTGGCAGCACGGGTCGCCTCGGTCATCATCTTTCCAGTTACGGAGTTGACCTCGGTGAAGGGAATGCCATAAAGCTTGGAAATGTCCTTGATAAGAGACTTCAACTGAAGCGTGTTCCAGTTGGAGATCGGGGCGACAACATCAGACCCCCACTTCTCAATAAGACGATCCTTCAGAACCATAGGATCCGACACATCATAGTCAATGTCAGGGTAGTCCGTGGCATCCTTCCGCAAGAATCTCTCAAACTGAAGTCCATACTTGATGGGGTTGACCTGCGTAATGTCCAGGGAGTAAGCGACAAGCGAACCAGCAGCCGAACCACGACCAGGGCCGGCAAGCATGATCTCCTTCGTAATGTTGTCGATCTCGTTCATCGTCAAGAAATACTTGGAGAAACCACGGTCAGCGATGACCCCAAGCTCGTATTCGAGGCGGTCGGTGTATTCCTTGTCGTTGTGGAGGTTCTTTGCCCGCAACCCCTCAAAGCAGAACTTGCGAAGGGCAGAGTCAGCAGTTTCACCCACCGGAATAACAAAGTCAGGCAAACGAACTGTGTTGTCAGGGAGGAAGTTCTCGATGCGCTCGTGGGCAATAGTGTAGGTGTTCAGCAGGGACTGACGCACCACGTCGTCGTCATAGGAGACACCTGCCTTCTCGGAATAGCGAAGGTAGTCCTCCCACATTTGGTTGCCGTTCTTTGGGTAAAGCTCATAGCCGATCTCGTCAACATCGGTGGGAAGTTCACCATCGTCAGCCCAAGACGGGCGGCCCTTGCCAAGCCAGCCAAGACGCTTGTAAAGTTCACGGTCCTTCCAAGCAGTAGGGTTGGGATAATGCGAATCCGCAGTAGAAATGAGAGGAATGTTGAACTCCTCGTGCATCTGGATCACATAGCGGTTTAGATCGTGCTGCTCGGGCACAGCGTTCCACTGAAGCTCACCATGCCAACGGTCGCCAAGGATGGAAATAAAACGCTTTGTGAGGCTCCTCATAGCATCCAGGACGGCTTCTTCGCCCTGCTCCCGGTGCTCCCAGTAGCAGCCAGCATAAACGCCCCCAAGGCAAGCAGAGGCCGCGATGATGCCCTCGCCATACTTTTCCAAAAGATCGAAATCGATGCGAGGATAACGATAAAAGTTTTCAGGCTGATAGGACTCAGAAACCAGCTTGAAAAGGTTGTTCAGGCCCTTCTGATTTTGGGCAAGAAGAACAAGGTGCCGACGACGGTTTAGGACGTTCTTTGTAGCCTTCTTCGAGGCATCTTCGTCCTCAACGGTAGCACCAGAGGTTTCGTCTTGCTTTGCAGCGCGGGCAGCCTTCTTGTCCTGCATGATGCGCTCATAGTCCTCACGCCATTCCGTAATGGACGGCACAAAGTAAGCCTCACAGCCAAAGATCGGCTTGAAGTTCTTGCCTGCTGCTTGCATCTTCTTGGCATGAAGAACCTGCCAGGAAAGACCGTTCATGTTGCCATGGTCGGTCAGAGCCAGGGCATCCATGCCGTTTTCAAAGGCAAAGTCCATGTGTTCTTGTGGATAGCCAAAGCCATCAAAGATCGAGCCTGCAACGCTGTGTGCGTGCAAACCAACAAAAGGAATGTTCTCACTCATCATCAACCCCCACTGGATTCCATTCTCTATAAGATAACACGAGTTGCCCTGGATGCCAAACCTGTTTACGTTCTTCTGACGCAAGGTAGACACAATAGCGATCCCAACTGTCGATGGGGTGCCACCAGTTCAACTCCAACTCTTCGTCTCCTTCTATTATAGTCTCTCCGAACGTGTTGTCAAGCCCAAAGTTCTCCTCGTAGTAACTTTCTTCGTTTGCCAGTTCGTCCCCCAATAGTAGGCTATGTTCTACTTCCTTGAAAATTTTCTCAACTTCTACTAAATGGCTATTGTTGAAGGTAAAACCAAGAAGGTCGTTGGTTAGGAAGGATCTGCCGTTGTGGGTTAGGACAAAGTTATGATCTTTTGCTATTGCGAGCCGATGATCGCGCAATTGGAGCGGATCATAGACGGAATAGGGAAAAGACACATAATAGCGGATCGGTGCCATCCATTTGCTAATGTCAGAAGCGATGGAATGTGCCTTTTTCGCGCCCCAAAGGATGTTCCAAGGAAGGCAGCCCATTTTGTTCCAATGTTTGGTTGCCGTTGGGACATAAAAAATGGGAACAGGTCGTCTTTGTTCGCTTGGGAAGCGGTTTCTGCGGCGTAGATAAACCGGGTCTTGGATGAAGTCGCCCATTCTGTGGCGTAGAAGGGGCGTTGTGTCGTCATTTGCGACGATCCAAATGGTTTTGCAACCTGCAACGGCTGCTTCTAAGACGGCCCGTTCAATCGCGTGGTAGTTGGGTGCGATTGGCATAAGGCTGTCGTGCCACTCCATGTTAAAACCAAGGTTTTTTGTGGCAACCGGGACTATTCCTGCGAGGTGTGTTTTCATAGGGCGTCTGTGATCTTTCCTAAATAGCCTGTGGGTTTCTTCGTAGAGGTTAAAAGCTCGTGGAGTTCTTCATAGTGGAACTCAAAGCGTGGGTCGATTTCGTAATAACGGCGAATTTGGGGATGAACCTCTCTTTCGGCGGGTTCGAGGATGATGGAAAGATATTTTTGCTTTCCTCCTCGTTTCTTGTCAATGCCGTTTTTGCTGCCTTTGATGCCTGCCTTTTTCATCATTTCTTCGACGACAAATTTGACCATTGTGTCGGAATATTCGAAGTCTCCAAGTTGGGCGTCGGTGAGATGGGAGATGGCAACGAGGTCTTTGAAGGTTTTATTGTCGGAGCGGTCTGTTGGGTAGAAAAAAATTTGGCTCGCGAAATCGCCTTCGCCTTTGAGGGTTTTCACGTCGTGGACGGAGCAACGACGGACATTTACCCAATCGACAACCCGGTTCTTTTCCTTTATTTCGCCCGAAATGTCGGGCAGGCCGGCGATGCCTTCGTCGTCAAAAATGTGTAGTTTCGTAAATGTGCCTTTTATGAGCCGCTGGTTCTTTGTGACTATTCTAAGGTTGTTTTCCTCGACCCTTATGCTTCCTGCGAGGTCTGAAAGTGGCACCAACCCTGCGAGTCCAAGCAAGAGCATTAGCCTTTGCCAAACGAACCTTTCGTCGTAAGCCTGGAACGGCTCCAAGCCCATAAAAGAGAGGTCATAGTCCTCGCTGATCTCGTTGAACCTAAACGGCTCGTTTGATGAGGCGAATAGGACTGGTAATCGCCTCATAAACGCAAAGAGCAAGGCTGCCGTGGAAGATCCCAAGACAACCTCGCCCCACTCATAGATGTGTCTGTCAAGCCTCATAGAAGAGTTAGCAGGATCCCTGTGGTGTTATGGGCAATGTGCGCTGCCATTGGATATTTGATGCTGCCAGTCGTCAGCCTTAGCCAGCCCAAAAAGAAAGAAATGGGCATAAGTGCTAAAATGATCTCATAGTCCATATGACAAACCGCGAACAGAATAGATGTTATGATCATAACTTGTTCTTGGTTGAACACTCTGCTAAAAATCCGCCACAAAAAGCTTCGGAAAGCCCACTCTTCCAAGAGGGGAGACAGAATCACAAGACTAAAAACAATAAAGTACAAACTCACGCCAAAAACGTCCTCTGACAGCTTCTGGAGTTCTATGGCGGACTCGGGCGCTTCTGTCAGAGCAGAGTAAATGGTAGAAACCAATAGATTTATTAGCATACCACCTGCTATTGGCGTGAGGTACTTCACTTTCCTTGCCCTCTATACTTCTTCTTATAACCCTTTGGAACAATGCCGTTGGAGTTCAAACTCTTACGCCTAGTTCCACGTCCATTTCCAATGCTCGTCTTCTTCATTCTGCGACCCCTTGGAGCCCAGCTATTCTTCACACTCATCACTCACCTCCGAGAAATAAACTTTTAGATCTGAACAACCGCCGATGAACTCTCCATCACAAAAAATTTGTGGGAGGGTTTCGCATCCGGTGGCTTCGGTAAGAGCCTCTTTTGCCTCTTCATCGTTCGTCACGTTAAACACACGAAAGTCGCAACCTTGTCTTACAAGGATGCTGACTGCCTCAACACAAAAGTTGCAATAACTTGCCGTATATACATCATATGTCATTATTCGTTCTCCTCCTCTGTTTTTAGCTTCTTCCTCATAGAAGAAAGTGCCTTGTCGTATTCCAGCTTGGAAGCATAAACCTTTCTGGCATAGTTGTAAGACCACTGTGGAGGGTTGTAGCCTCCGTTGTAGAAAGCCAAAGCCCTAACAGGGTCTTGCTGAACTTCTAGGCTATTAAGAAAGTCGATTCCAACCTTGAGGTTCTGAATAGGGTTGTAGAGATCTCTTGCTTCTAGGCGCTGCATGCGATGCCAGTGCCATCTTGGAATTACTTGCATAAGACCTCGATCATCTGACTCACCAAGAGCATTTGGGTCACAACGACTCTCGTGGTGCACAACGCTCAAAATAAGTGTCTTTTCAACACCGTTGCTTTCTGAGATCATCTCAATGTTTTCGGCCAACTCTGGTGTTCCAAAGGTGGTGCCGCAAACTGCTGCTACAAGATTAACCCACTTCATCATTTACTCTCCTCGTTCGAAATGCTAAAATGGCTGCCCACCAAAAAGGAAAGTTTCCTACATGCTGACAACCTGAATCTTTGACTTCATCAGCAGTAGTTCTATTGTAAATAGTTGTTACTGCCTCGATATCGTCATTATGAATAGTGCGGATCTCGCCAGGCTTTATTCTGTCGTGCATAACCGCCTCTCTAACCTCGCTATGGCCAAGGCCAAGGGCATGACCGACTTCGTGGCGAACAGTTGAAAGAAGATCGACGCTCAATGGATCATCGCCCCAGCCGTTAGGTGGATCGGCTTGAAGCAGAAGATCAAACTCCGCAATCACGCCTTCCGAGTTGACCCAGACACGAGTTACTGCGAGGGTTGTGGATGGGTGCTCCCACTCTGTAAGAAACCCAACCTCGCTGATTCCATTTTGTTCGTCTCTTGCCTCGTCTGTTGGGCGGCCTCCATAAAAGCGAACCAGACTATCGCTGGCTTCTTCCCACTCTTCAAAGCCTTCGTGGATAATGTCAATAGCCTCTGGGAATGGTGCTGATCCAACATCCATCCGGTAATCAATGGCCGTTTCAGCCCACCTGATAGGGACGCCCTCAGGGGTTTCCTGTTGCGTCCAAGCAAGCGCGGCGGTTGCCATAAGTGTTAGCATCCTTCCCTCTCCTCATAAATAACATAGCACGAGGAGCAGAGGAAGTCAAGCTAATCTTGGACTCTATTTCTGGAGTCGAACACAGAGGCCATCGCAGATCCCAAAATGCCTGTTAGGACCAAAAGAACTCGTTCGATCATCGCAAGACCATCGGGGTCGGTTGTGCCTGTGGCCCACTGAGCGACGATCAGCATTCCAAGCATCATTATGAGTCCAACAGTTCCAGCAAAGATCTGCCTCAAAAGGGTTATTTGACCTGAAAGGCGTTTTTGTCTCAATAGGCCGTCTTCTGCTAAAAGCTTGGCTTCGTTTGCCTCTGATTTGGCTATTTCTGCTTTTTTGAGGGCTTCTTGTAGTTCTTTTTCTCTTTCTACCTCTGGGCCTCTGTCTTTGAAGAAAGCAACGAAATAACGCTCTTCTGTGTTTCTGACATCACAAACATTTGCTGACAGAGGAGCAAGCGTTCCATCGGCTCTAACACCTTCTAACTTTCTCCAAGCACCCATAATGGTGCTTGGTCTAACCTTGCCACCGTTGGCTTTTTCAACATATGTGGAAACATTTGATCTGTGGTTTTGAGCTATTTTTGGTGGCATCAAAGAGCGCACATCCAGCCCGATCATCGCCTTTTGACTTGGGTAGCCAAAAAGAGCGACGGCAGGGCCATTAGCATAGAGTATTTCTATGTTGCCGCTGCCGTCTGTTGGGACTGAGCCAATAACCATTGCTATTTGTGCTCTTTCACCGATGTATTCTATCGTTTCTATGACTTTCATCAACAATAAGTAGTTTGTTGATTACGCTTCCTCCTCCCAAAAAACGCCATCCTCTTCTACAAGAACCTTGGCTTCAAACCTCTCAATAAGAAGATCCCAAAACTCTTTTCCAACAACTGCACACTCTTGTCCAAAGTAGTTTTTTAGCCACTGATGGCGTTCCCAACTATTCGGCATCGGAACAAAGATGGAACTGATCTCTGTGTTTCCGTAGGCGTTGATGTTTGTTCTTCTAATGAACTGGCATCTTTTCATTCTTCGCTCTCCAAAAAAAGGTGTTAGGCAACCACCCACCTAACTGACTGTTTCCAGTCCCACCCGCAGATTAGCAATCATGGAGTTTATCCCTCTCCTGCTTGATCCTTACAATCGGGGTAACTTCATTATGGAATAGAGTGGTGGGGTTTAAACCCACAGGTGTTCAAGTATTCCTTTGTTAGACTCTTATTCCTTGAACCGGGTCGTTTATCGTCTCAGTAGAACCCTGCGTAATACCGCCTCACTCTATGTTCATAGTATACCACCCACCAATCCGTCCGTCAAGTCTTGAAAGTAGATTTACAGAGGTGTGAGTGCCATCTGGATCGGGCGAAATCTCTTGCAACTTATCATCAAGCATTTTGATTTCTTCTGCCGCTCTGCGACAAAGAGACTCAAGACGAAGAACCTCAAGAAAATAAACTTGTTCATCCAAGCGTCCGTATTTGATGAGCATACGCTTCATAACAGCAGTTGCAGTAGATTCAGGAAAATACTTTTTTGCGTTTTGGATAACTTCATCGTCAGACATTTGAGCGATTTCCTTTGCAATTTGATCTTCCATGCTCATTTCATAACCTTCACATAGCCAGTAGGCTCTTGTGTCGTTTCACCGTGGAACCACCAGATAGTCAGGCGGTCTTGAAAATAATCATTGTGGCGATAGAAGTCTTTTTCAATGTCTATTAAAAGACCAATATCATGCTTTTTCTTTTTGAAGTTTTCGTCCCACTGACTTTTTGGTCTTACAAGATCACCGACTTTCATTCTTCGCTCTCCATGGAATCAAGATATAGAAACAACTCTTCTTCAAGTTGAAACATAGCAGCCCTAAAATGCAGAGCCCTCTCAAAAGAGCGGTCAGACTTCTTGGCTTCTCTGAATGCTTCTCTGAGTTTCATGATTAAAAGAGTCAGGTCAGGTGATTTCATTCTTCGCTCTCCACAACATAGAACTCGCTATTACAGCAGTGCTCTCTCATCTCAACTTCGTCGCCTTCTTTATAGCCTTTGCTGTGCCAATAGGTGTCGCAACCCTCATTTGGGCCAATAACATAAATTCCTCGGTAGATTGCTGACCCGTGTGAAATGCCGTCCTCATCAAATAGAGTTCCAACTGGAAACATTTCTTCTTCGTAGAATGCTTCGGTTCCTTCCTTGAACCAAGTGTCGGGTTTAACAAAGTATCTTTTCATTCTTCGCTCTCCACCTTCATCCACTCTATAACAACTTCCTTCAAGGCTTCCCAAGGATATCTGACCTCGTTGCCCTCTGTGTCGGTGAAGAGGACGTGCTTTACGACACTTGTTGTCCCATCATCTTCTACCTTGACACAGGAGCCAACCATTTCCATAGATGCTTTATAGGTCATTCTTCGCTTTCCTCTTCTGCTTTATTTCGGCACCCAAACGAGCAAAAGATTTCAAAAGCAAATGGAATATTTCTACCGCAAACGATACATTTACTCATTCTTCGCTCTCCGATAAGCACCTACGGCAACAGGCCATAGTTCTTCTGCAATCTCCAAGCAAGCCTCGGCGACCTTTTGAATTTCCCATTGTGCCCCTTCGTGTGTGCGAAGGTCAACGAACTTCAAGAGGTTGTTTAGGTTGACTGTGCCGTAATACTCGGTGTACATGTTTTGAGGTAGAACTCCTCTTGCTTGTTCCCGGCAAATGCCGGCATCAATAAGGTTGTTGTAGAGCCCAACACTTCGGTAATGGTGAGCGCGAACGAGCTTTGTAGCAAAGTCCCGCTCCGAAACCATGTAAAGCCCGTCTTCTGTGATCTGCTGCGTGTCTGGGAACATGTAGACAACAGGATCAATAAGGTCATCGGCGTTGCTGGCCTGACGGTTTGACTCGTGCTGTGTGCGATACTTTTCTGGCTCGTAGAACTGAATATTCACATCAGTGTATCGACGGCTAATTTCGTTATAACTCCAAGTCCGATGCCTATGATGCTGGCTGCGGACAAATAGAGGAACAACAAAACGGAAAGTAGCAATATTATGCTCAAACGTAGACGTGTGCCTATGATTGACCAGATAGTTGATAAGTCGTTCGTCTTTTTCATCCAACTCCTCCTTGTGCTTCCCAAAGGAAACTCGGGCACTATTGACGATCGTAAGGTCTGACCCCATGTGATCGACAAGTTCAACTCGCCCGATTCCATCATTATAAATATCAATAGACTTCTTCATTCTTCACCCCCAAATGGAAAATGTAATACATTGTTTGGCAACTCTTCTTCAATTTCTTCTTCGTCTCTATCTTTTCCTGAAACAGCATTGAACTTTTCAACAATGCCTTCCAGCACTCCGATCATGTACTCTGCGTGCTCTGGGCTCCACCCGCTGGGCAGGTTGTCGTTTGCGAGCCAAGAATTCCAACTATTCAGTGTTAGTTCAATAGAGCCGTAAATGACTTCCATTTCAATTTTGCTGAAATGTGTTGGTTCGCTCATTCTTCGTTTTCCCTTTTTTCAAAGTGTGTGTCTGGGCTTCCTGTGTACCAAACCTTCTTAAAATCATTCATCTCAATGAGAATGTCAATAAGGTCTTCAAGAACATCGTTGACTTCTTCTAGGCTCTCAGGGCTTTCGGCGTTAACAAGGCGGAAAAGGGTCTTGCGAATGTTCATTGTGGCCCTCGCAGAAGCCAAAAACATATCGCAATCGGTACAAGCCCAATGATCCAAGATATTCCACAGCACCCAGAAGTCAGGAGAACAATCATCCCAACGACATCATCATTGCCCGGTGCAACTTCAGCTATGGAACCCGCCGTCCAACCAAACCACAAAGAGACGATCAGGGCAGCCCAAAGAAAAGCCGTTGTGATCTGTGCCCACCAAACAAGGTTGTTCCAACTGTACCATCCTTCAAATTTCATTCTGCCTCCTCAAATAGTCGATCTGAAACTGGATGTAGCGTGCTGCCTTCTCAAGATCTTCAATGGCGCTGTCGCTCTTCTTTCCTGCTCGGAGGACATACTTGATGACATTTCCAAGAGAAAAGTTTAGGTCATAAGCCTCGATGATCTTGATGGCTTCGTAAGGGTTGTCTTCGCCACCGTAGTAGTCTGGGTGGTTGACGGCGCCAGGGCCTCTAACGGTCATCCTGCCCTCACAACCGCCATAATGTGGTTTCGCTCAACAAGGTGAAACTTATTGCCAGAAAGTTCGATCTCACGGACAATGTGCGTTGGAAGCACGACAACATCACCATAGGCATATTCACCATTTGGATCATTGACGACTGAAACAGCCTTGTAAGGTTTCTCTGCTGGTCGGTAGTCCTCTGGTAGTTCGATCATGTAAGGCGACTCTTCGCTCTTGTCAAAAGACATTTCAACCTGAACCCAGGGTGTCTTCGGCTCCAAAATCATTAGTTTCCTCCATACTTTTTGATTAGTTTTTCATTTGTTCTGTAAGCCGGCTCGTCCATAAAAGCAGTAGAAAGACGACCGCATTTCTTGCAACGAAAGCGAACTGCCACATGTTGAAGCGTTGCCTCAACGTGGCTGGTTGGCACATAATAATGTTCTCCACCCTCGGGGCACTTATGCTTCTGCTCCCAACGGGGGAGAAGGTGGTTAAACTTCATTCCTCACCTCACTCTTTTAATGTAGTCCAAGTGAGGTGAGGAGTCAAGTGTTATTTATGGTTATTTTCTGCGACCTTTTTGCACATTTCTATGAAGTAGTCTTCTGGGAACTTGTTCTTCATAAGGTTTATGTCTTTATGAACGAACTGTAAGTTTTCTTTTGTGTAGCCCTTCTTGCTGTCGATCCTGTCTGGGGACCAAGTGTTCTCGTCAAGTTTCACACCGGAAAGGGCGCAAACAAAACCGTTCTTTTCTAAAACCTCGTTCATTGTCTGAATGTTTATGTCAAACGGAATCTTCCTGTCCTCTGCTTGGCGCTGTGTTCTGCGAAACCTTCGGCCCGAAACAAGACCGTGGCCCTTCCAACTTGGGTTGCCAGAACCGTGACTATGCTTCATAGAACACTCATAACAACGAGTAGAAGTCCCATTTGTCAAGTTATTACAAATAACTTGGTTTTCCGCACCACATTCACACTTCACTGAATAGTAGTAATAAAAGTTTTTCTTTCCCTTTTTCAGCCGCACTGGCTCCGAATCCAGCAGTTCCCATGAACCGAACTTATGCCCCTTTGGGAATAAGTTGTTAAACCTTGACTGTCCTCTTCTTGGCATAGCAAAGCCTCCTTCCAGTAATAAATAGTTCTCTAAAACCCTTATCACCAAAAGGAGGCTGTCTTTTGTGTGGCCGCCGTTTAGGTAATGTCGCAGGATCCGCCGGCGCATGCTAATTCGCCTTGTAGATCCGTGTTGTCTTCAACCTCAATGACATTGGTAAGATCGACATTAACAAGGGACTTCATTAGTCTATTGTAGGTCTCCTCATCGCAGTCCTCGTAGGGGGCTTGGACATAACTGCCGCCATCCCAGGGCAAAACTGAAAGTCCATTATAGCACTCACGGTTTTCCCACATCCACTCACCAACTGGCTCCCACTCTTCTTCGCGGATCGTAACGGTGGCAGAAACATTGTGCGTGTTCTGGCCCTTCCTGTGGCCTCCCTGAACCCACTCACCGCTCACACGCCTAACACGTTCCAACATCTCCAAGGCGCTCTCAGAGCGAGTGATAGAGCCCTTAGGAGCCATTTGCGGAACACTGATGACGGCGGTGTCGTGTGGGCGGAAATACTCGTCCTCAACCAACTCTGGGTGGAACTCGGAAAGGTAGCCATAAATAGATTCATTCTTGCCAACACGGATGCGACGAATGTAATAGTCGTTGTGCCAAGCGTGAATGCCGGAGGATGTTCCAAGAGTTAGGGAGGTTGTTCCTGCTGGCTTGACGCAAGTGCAGCGTGCGGCAGGGTTGATGCCGAGAAGTTCAGCAACACGAGCATTTTCATCCTTTACAACCTTGGAAGCGGCCTTCATGTCAAGATCGAGGACAGCACCAGAAGCAATGCCGGTCATGGAAACGCCAATAAGAGCGTCCTTTTCAGTGTTTCGCTGCCAAACTGGACGAAGGTAGTGGAAATCCGTGTAGGATGCTTGTAGAGTGCCAAGGAAAGCGGCAGCACGAACACGGGCTTCATAGTCTTCCTGGGAATCAACATTAGAAACATTGACCTCGGTTAGATTGCAGAACTGGTAGGGGCGAAGGGCGATCTCACAGCAAGGGTTAGTTCCCCAGTCCTTATCATAAGTGAAATAGAAGCCAGGCTCGCCAGCACCAGAAGCCTTAACACGAGCCCAGAGGTCAAGGAAGAACTCCTTTTTGACCTTGTGTCGCATAAGAACGACGGAGTTATTGGCTCGGCCTCGCTGTGGGTTCTCCTCCCACCAAGCACCAGCCTTTGCAGCGATCATTTCGTCATCGTCGGCTGAAAAGAGGCAAATAAGGGCAGCACGACGAATGCCACCAGCCAAAACGGCGTCAGCAATGTGGCAAACAATGTCGTGGACCTCAATAGGGCTCAACTTGTCGCCGTTCTGCTTGGTGTCAAGGATGCCTTCGATCTTGACAAGGCACTCACGGAGGGGCTGCGGGCCAGGAGCCTTTCCGCCAGATGTTACCAAAGCGCTTCCCTTCGGTCTAATGTCCGAGAAATCGAAACGGATCTTGGATGTGCCGTTGAAATAAGAAAGAATAAGCATCTTTACAGCATCAGCCCAGCCCTCGATGGAGTCGCCAATAAGGTAGCGTCGGGTTCTCTTGCTGCTTGGACGGTTGATCTCGGGCAACTTCTCTACATGGTGCCTCTGAACGGAATAGCCGACACCTGTGCCTCCGAGAAGAAGGAACATCGCCTCACAAAAGGCGCGAACATCGTCGATCGGCATGTAGGCGCAGTTGAAAACGCGGTTTGGAGCAACCTCAATGGGCTTTCCGCCAAACTGCATAGAGCGCATGGAAGGTAGAACCTTCTTGTCATAGACAAACTCATAAGCTGCGCTTATTTCTTCTTTAAGCGCAGGATATTTCTTTACATGCATTGCCTTGTTTCGATCTACGATCTCCTTAAAGGTTTCGCGTCGATATAGTTCTGGCACATACTTGGCATACTTCATGTGCACGGTGATGTCTGAAAGTATTTCTGTTGATAGATCCATAGTTTATTTTGCTCCTTCTTTTTGTTCCTTCTGCTCTTTCCTAAACTTCTTATACTTTTCTTTCAGAATCTCACTTTGGTCCTTGACAGAGATAGTGGATGCTTCTTCGTCCGTTGGCTTGATAACTTCAATACTTACATTTGATGTGTGCATTTTAACAGGGAATACGAGTCCATCAGGTCCGTTCCTGTTCTTGGCAACAAAAAACCTTCCTGTATTGTTTTGCTTATCTTCTACTGTTCTCGAAAGTGAGAAAATGAAGTCAGACACAAAGCATTTGTTGAATGCCTCGGAAATGGATTCCATTGTGATAACTTCTGCATTGAGTCCTGACCTATTCGTTTGAGAGGCAGTCCAGAAAGAGCAATTGAACTCTTTGGCCAGACCACGCAACTCTTCATAAATAGATTCGAGTTCATGTCTTTTCTCTCTTCCAGAAGAAACTGGACGCAAAAGATCTGCATAGTCAACAATAACCATATCAGGATCTATGTCCTTCATCTTCAACTTTTCAAGGTGAGTTCGCAGAGTCCGCGTAGATGCTGACTTTGTGGGGTATTCCTTTACGAGAAGTACACCCTCAAGATCCTGAACTTTCTCATAGATCTCCTCCTTGAAAGTATGCATTTGAGAAAGGGGGATCTTGGTAAGACAAGAGTCATAACGACCAGCCACGACAGTATCAGCAAGTTCAAGTGTGTAATGAACTACTGTCTTGCCGTGCTTGATCGCCTGGGCTCCCAAGTGAACGAGAACCATTGACTTTCCGGCACCTGTGGGGGCAATAACAACGCCAAGTTCTGCCTTACCAAGACCACCCTTACAAATTTCATCAATCTCCTTCCACCCTGTTGTAATCGGGTTTCGGGCCTTGATCTCAAAGCGCTTCTCAAAGTCTTTTACATAATCGTAGCCATGATCAGAATAGTCGCCCAACTTGATTGCATCGTTGATGATCTTGGAGATCTCGTCAAACGAAGAGCGTTCAAGTAGTTTGACTGACTTGATCATTGCTTCCTTCAACTTTTGCTTTCGGCAAAAGTCAAGTGCTGTCTTCTTTACATACTCGGAACCGCTAACGACGGAATCGTGAATGCGAGCAAAGTAGTTTCTCAACTGCTGCTGGGTTGCTGCGTTCTCGTCCTCGATCTCGGCACGAATAATAGAAATCATGATCTTATAAGTCGGGTGAACATTATACTTCTCCCGGTACTCAAAGATCTTACGAATAAAGACACGGAGGTAGTGAAGTTCCAAAAAGTTAATATCTAGAACTTCCATGATCTGGTCGGCAAAAGGACGATCCAGCAAGATCATCTGGCATAGAGTTTCTTGAAAATCCTTGCCAAATTTGCTGAAACTCGGCTTCTGCTTCTTCTCCAAATCACTGTCCCCCGTCTTTTGAATGTAGCCCACCTTGGGTCGCCTGTCAAGCACTTTGCTTACTCTTCTCGATCATGCCACGGAACATCGTGAACAGTTCCGTCCAATTGTAAGAGCCAAAGCCATGACTGACCGATGCCTTCTTGAGACCTGTTGCATTTAGTTCAAGCAAGAAGTTTTCAAGAGCATGGTTGATCTTATGACGACCCTGCACCGAAATGCTGGGTGGTGTCAAGTTCATGACCTTGTAATTAGTCTCCACTGTGTCCCAGCCTTCGACAACATTGGAATAAAACTTGACCTTTTCGTTAGTGTCTTCGCAGAACCGCCTTACATCGGAAAGCGTGTGCATCTTGTCTTCGCAAAGAAACGCGAGGCGCTTGGAAATGGTCTTTAGACCTGCGCCCTGGATGCCGACGAGGTTGTCGGACTTGTCGCCGGCAATAGCACGAGCGATGACAAAATTCTCTGGGGAGATGCCATACTCGTCAATGACCGTCTTCTTTGTCCAAGCCTTCTTTTGAATAGGTCGGTAAAGGACAGTCTCGTTGTCCAAGAGTTGCAGGAAGTCCTTATCGGAGGACACAATAACCTTTTGCCAACCCTTGTAGCGAGGAGACTGGACGACAGCAGCAATAATGTCGTCTGCCTCGACCTTATCAAGCACAAGCTGGATGATCGGCATTTCGTTTAGCATTTCCATAAGGATCTGCTGCTGCCAGATCATATTTTCCTTCTGGGACTGCTCTGACATACCTTCGATCTCGTAGTTCTTACGGAGAGGCTTGCGGCCCTGCTTGTACTCCTTGACGGTCTGACGACGCTTTTGTGAGCCACCAGCACCATCCCAAGCAATAATAACTTGGTCTGGATTTGCTTCTCGCATGATCTTCTTCATGGAGTTTAGAAAACCAACGGCACCACCAACAGGGTTGCCATTAGTAGAGATCATCCCATTTACAATGTAGTTTCGGATGAACATATTCAGTGCATCAATTACCACGACTCGATTCATTTTGCCCCCAAAGTCTGTTTATAGTTTATAACACTCGATCGTCTGGTCGTCAATGGAGTAGAACACCCTCTTGACACCAACATGACGAAGAACCTCTTCACACATGGGACAAGGCTTGGAAAGAAGAAGAGAACCCTGCTTGCTGATCCTGACAACATAAATGTCTGACCCTCGGGTTTTGTCTCTCGCAACGCCAAGAATGGCACCAAGTTCAGCGTGGTGGGTTGCGTGTCCGCAACCATGAGCCCGAAAGCGTTGTGCCCACCTCTGAACCTTGTTTTGGTTTGCCGACCAGTTTAGGACGCTTCCGCCCTTTACCAAAATGGCTCCGTGCCTGTGTAGCGAATAGGTAGAACCCTCCGCAAGACGACGAGCCAGGTCAACATAGCGCCTATGGCGTCCCTTGATCTTCATACAAGAATGCCCCAACACTCTTATAGTAGCGTGTTGGGGCATCAAAGTCAAGCGGAATGTTTTATCATTCTTCGCCGTCTATATCGTAAAACTCCTTGGCGTCGACTGCCTTGTTGTCAAAGCGGAGAATGACTTCTTCTTCCATAAGCTTGAAAACTCTTTCTCGGAATGTGTCGTTCTGCAACTTTTCCAACCAGTTAGCGGACTGGAACTTTTCTGTTTTTCCATCTTCGTAATGCAAAGTCCACCAAGCGCCTGCATTCGTGAGGTGCTTGGAGCTTTTAATAGCTTCAAGCCACGACTCTTCGTCTTGGATTTTAACATCATCCCCAGCCCAAAGGATCTTGAATGTGCATTCTCGACCATCTGAACCGAAACGGGACTTCTTAATCTTTGCCTTTACCTCTGTGCCAACCCGGAAACCCTTGTCATCATAAATGTAGCTTGACTTGCCCTTACGAGCAGTTAGCCAGATGCGAAGAGAATAGGCATAAATGGCTGCCTTGCCGCCTGGGGTGAAATATGGCTCCAACCTTGCTTCCGCAATGTTTGAGGTAATGTTCGTCTTCAACTGGTTTAGAATAAGAAGCGTGGACTGCGAATTCGCAATAGGAACGGTTAGCTTTGCGAAACCCTTTGACAAGATGCGTGGCTTGACAGCCATGCTTGAAAGCGGGTTAAAGTCGCCTTCAATGTCGGTGGTAGAAGGCGTCATAGCAAGGGAGTCCCAAATAAACAGCATTCGGTTCTCGTTTCCTGCTAGGAGTTCTTCAATAGTTTCCAAAACAAACTCAACTGACGATGCTTGAATGTAAAGTAGATCATCTACATTACAGCCGGCGTTTGTCAGAAAGTCAGGGTCAATAGCTGACTCTGAATCAAAATAGACGACATCAATGCCCATCTTCTGGGCGTTGCCTGCGATCTGGGCAGCCATGTAAGACTTACCAGAGGCAGAAAGACCAGCGATCTCCGAGATCTTTCCTACTGGAATGCCGGCGTACTTTCCACGACAAATGATGGAGTTTAGCCAGCGGGAACCAGTTGGGATCCACTCGGTAACCTCTGTCGGGTTTGTCCCTGACAGATCGTGGGCAACTGTTGCACCTGCCTTCTTGTTGACAAGCTTTCGCATCTCAGCGATGGAAAGCTTTCCTGCCTTTGCCTTTGTTCTCTTAGGCATTTATTTCAGTGCTCGTGGTTGTCGGTCATAATGTTGTTGGCCTCGTCAAAAACGGGCTCGGTCTCTTCGACCTCAACATCCTCAACAACCTCCGGCTCAGCTTCCTCGGCTGGCTCGGCGACGACCTCGATGGTCTCAATGTTGCTTGTTCGATCTTCGTCGGTTGGCTCGGTGTTAATAAACATCATGCTTGTGACACCAGCAAAGACGGCAAAAACCGCAACCGCTACGAAGGCAACGTTCTTGTTGCTAAAATTATTCTCGTTTGTCATAAGTTCCTCCTTTAAAAAATGCGGGGCATCTGTAACCCATGCCCCCCTGCGGTTGGTTCAGGACTCAGGTGCCTGTCGAAACGCCAGTGTCCGCGCTGCCAGTGTCACCTGTCTCACCAGTGGAACCCGTGGGAACCGTGGTGGGGGGAGTTGTTGGAGGAGTCGTAGTCCCCGTTGGCTCCGTGGTGGTTGTCTCTGAACCGGTGTCGCCACTGTCCTCCTTGTCTGACCCGCAGCCAAGAAGTAGTAGTGCTCCCATCACGGAAACACATAAGCGACCAAATAGATTACTGAACATGAATAGTTTTCTCCTTTATG